ATATAATAGCACATAATTACAGAAATAAATAGTATTATTAAGAGGAAATTTTACCAAAATGAGTTTACCGAAAATAGCACCTTTAGCCGTACTTGTAGCTGGCGTTGCGGTCGCCGTTGACCAGCAGCAAAAGAACCAAGCCAAATTAGCCCAGGTATCAAACCAGGCAAAAAGTGATTTGGACAAATTAACTAGCGAACTAGGCGGTGATGTAGGTTCTGCACTTAACCAAGCATCAGGCTCATTGCAAGGTGCTTTAGGTGAAGCAGGTGCTGCTATCGATGGCGGCATAGGTAAAATAGGTGATGCTGTAGGAGCGGTAACTTCAGCTGTTGGTGGAAACTCCATTAGTAACATTGCTGATAATGTTGGAACAGCATTTGGTTCTGTATCCAACGGACTTAATTCAGTTGCGGCAACCACAGCAGAGATATCGTCCACCATATCTAAATTAGGTATTGGTGGTAACTTGGCTTCTGGCTTCCAAGATTTTTCTGCAAACGTTGGTAAAGCAGCCGGTGTTTTAAATAATTTATTAAGTCTCAAAAGAGGTGTAAATCTCCCTGCTGGTGGCGAACTCTTCGAATTTAGCGAAGGCGCCGGGGTTAAACTAGAGCCCCAGAATCCAAATGATTGGCGTGTAAGAATTAATGCTAACTTTGATCACTTTGGTGCAAATCCTTTATTTGCACAACTTAAACAAACTGGCGGAGTAATTTTTCCATACTTACCAGAAATAACATTTTCAACAACCGCAAACTATACACAAATAGATCCTGTACATAATAATTATCCTTTCCAGGCTTACAAGAACTCACAAGTGGACGAGATATCAATTGCAGGAGACTTTACAGCAGAGTCAAGCAAAGATGCTGCGTACTGGATTGCAGCAACAACATTCTTTAAAGCATCAACAAAAATGTTTTTTGGAACAGGCAACTTAGCAGGTAATCCACCTATCATATGTAGACTACATGGTTACGGTGCAAACGTATTTGACGGTGTACCAGTTGTAATTAAAAACTTTTCTGTTACACTACCTACAGATGTTGACTATATTAGATGTACAGAAGCATCAACAGGACCTAAACCAACTTGGGTACCAAGAAAAAGTAATATTAGTATTTCAGCACAACCGATATACAACAGAGAAAGTCTACGCAAGTTTTCATTGGAGCAATATGCTAAAGGACAAATGGGAACTATGGGAGGATTTTTATAATGGCAACATACAAAAACAATTCTCCCTATAGAAATACAAATCAAAATAGCATGTATTTAGAACTGTTAAAAATTAGAGCGGTTCCTGCATCAGCAGATGATATTTTGTACACCATTGAACCACACTATAATAATAGACCTGACTTGTTAGCATTTGATTTATACGAAGATCCTAAACTTTGGTGGGTATTTGTGCAAAGGAATATGTCAGTAATCAAAGACCCTATCTATGACTTTGAAGCAGGCAAACAAATTTATATTCCTAAACTATCAAATCTAAAACAGTTTTTAGGAATATAACATGTCGCTGTTTAATAGACCTCCACCCATAAAGGATACAGGACTAAAGCCATTCAAAGGAACGTTAAGGACTGGCGAAAAAATTAGAAACATAAACGGAAAGAGTTATGTTGTTCCAGCAGACGTAAAAAAGCCTGACGGGTCAGCAGCACTTACACAAGGCAATGCTTTTGCAGCATCAAACATTAGCCAAGGAAGTGCAATACCTAAAATACAAGTTTTCGATCTTGATTCAGGCAACGAAATATTATCTACAAGTGCTATCAAAGAACTTGCAACAAATGCAATAGCACAAGTAGTAGACGACGAAACAAAAACAATTGATGCCGCAGTTGCAAATGCAGATGATTTTGCAGACGGAGATGCACCAAAGAATAACGGTATACCAAGTTCTAAGCGTTCATTAGAAACACCAGGACTTATTGATAATCCTTTAGAAAAATTCTCAACGGTTAACCAGTTATGGACAATGGCGGTTCTAACACCAATGCAATTCAACGATCCAAGTTCTTATAGAACAGGCGATTTAGGATTTGCTGGCCAAGACTTTAGTGGCGGTGGTATAACAGTTAAGTCAGGAATTATTTTTTCCGCAGGTGGTCGAGGCGACCAATATAGAACACGAATTGACGGTGGCAAAAGGCCTGAATACTTTGTTGATAACTTTAGAATGACAACTGTTATGTCAGCAACAGAAGGTACAGGTAACACAAACGCAATTAATTTTGACTTTGAAATTTTTGAACCATACAGCATGGGACAACTTTTAGAGTCGTTGCAAGTTTCAGCTCTTAAAGCAGGATATCCTAATTACTTAGATGCTCCATTTGTGCTGCGTTTAGATTTTGTAGGCTTTAGTGCAGACGGCACAGAAGAAAAAACTATTAATGCTGAAGGTTTAAATCCAAAGTATTTTGTAATGAAACTTAAAAAGGTTACATTCAATACCAACGAATCAGGAAGTACATATCAAGTATCAGCATTTCCATACAATCATTCTGCTTACTTAGACACAGTTAACATGCTATTCAATGACATTTCAATAACTGCTCCGGAAAAAGGTACAGTTGAAGAAATGTTAAAAACAGGACCTAAGAGTTTAGAGAAAGTTTTAAATGACAATGAACAGGCTTTGATAAAAGCAGGTGAATATTCTATACCTGACAAATATATTATTGATTTTCCTGAGAAGTCATCGGACTTTACATCAGGTGCAAGGCAAACAGCAGAAGAAGAATTTAATGAAAGTGGAGCAACTGCTGACGCAGACAATCCACCACCTGATGGAAATAAAGCATTTGGTAAAAATGCAACCGGTGGACAAGTTACACAGACATCTTTTGAATCTAACTTTATAGGAAAATCGCCATTTGGTTTTGATGCAACAGCAGGCGGTAACTTTAACTGGGAAAATTCTTCAATGTATAGAGCAGGAGATTCTAAGTACAACGAAGAAACAGGGCGTGTTGATCGTTACAAGATGAGTATCAACATCAAAGAACGTGAATTTTTGTTTACACAGAAACAACCTCTAACTGATGTTATAACACAGGTAATCCTAAGTTCAAAATATGCTAAAGATGCAATATCAGGTGATGAAAATAATAATAACCTAACACCAGAAGGTTACATTAAGTGGTTTAAGATTGATGTGCAAGTAGCATTTTTAGATTATGACCCACAAATTGGCGACTTTGCTAAACAGTATACCTACAGGGTAGTTCCATATTTTGTTCATTCAAGTATTTTTAAAGCACCAGGAACAGCAGTAGATACAGCAAACTTGCAAAAAACAATTGCTAAAAGATATGATTACATATACTCAGGGCAAAATGTTGATGTTCTTAAATTTGATATTAAAATTAACAACTTATTCTTTGCAGGATCTTCGCCTACTGATCCTAAGACCGCTGGTGACGAGTCAAATCAAAACACTAGAATAGCTGGTCAAGGGCCACCTGAAACAGGTGTACAGTCAGCAACCAATGATGAAGAACAAGCACCTAACATGGGTAAGAAAAAACAAAAACGTGATGTGTCTTTACTATATGAAAACACCAAAGGTGGTAGCGGATTTAAAGATGTTGAAAAATTAGTTGCTGAACGATTCCAAAAAGCATTTGTTGAAAACGGATCAGGTGACTTGATTACTATTGACCTTGATATAATTGGAGATACGTATTGGATTGTTGAAAGCGGCCAGTCTAACTTTATAGATTCAGCAGCGCCACGTTCTCAAACAACAGGTAACGGAGAAGCTAATTATCAAGGAGGAGATGTTTACATCTTTATTAGTTTTAGAACTCCTCAGGATACAAACGTAAGCACAGGACTTTATGATTTTGCAAATGATAGACCTAGTCCATTTAGTGGAGTATACAAAGTTTTAAGATGTCAAAGCACATTTAAAGGCGGAACATTTGTACAACAACTTAAATGTGTTAGAATGCCAGGACAGCCAATGGACTATGGAGGAAAATTACCCGCAGGTGCAACTAACAAGCCAGCAATAACACTTGGTCCTGTAGGCGCACTACCAACTGAAGTTGGCCAAGAAAAGAAAGCAGTTAAAAATCTTGAAAGAGCAGTAACAATAGAAGATGTTGAAAAAGCAGGAGAGAAATTTGCTAATAATGTTCTTGCTAAGTTTGGTATGAGTGTAGAAGGTATTGAAAAATGGGCTGCTAAATTACCAGCAAGTGATAGCAACTTTAAATCTTCACCGCCTAAACCAAAACTGATTGAAAAAAGAAGACAAGCCAACGGCACGTTGGTTAACTTTAACATTGATAGAAAACAGCCATTTACAGAAAGTAAGGATAAAGACGGTAACACAATTAGAATTTATGATCCTAAATTACTTGACGGCGTAACAAGGACAACTTAATGCCAATAGAACGCAGAACCAGATATAATACACAAGCAGGAGCCTTAGGATCAGGAGCATACCTAGCCACGGTTATTGATGTGCTTGATCCTACATTTAACGGTAGATTAAAAATATCTCTTTTAAGAGATCAAGGTAATGCAGGAAACACTGATGGCCAAACTTATGTTGTAAACTATGCATCACCATTCTTTGGACATACACCATTTGAAGCAATGGGCATGAACAAAAATGAATTTACCGACACACAACAGTCATACGGTATGTGGGCAGTTCCACCTGATGTTGGTGTAACAGTTATGGTACTGTTTATTGAAGGTGATCCATCAAAAGGATATTGGTTTGCTTGTGTTCCACCAAGATTTGCAAACCACATGGTACCTGCTATCGGTGCAGCAGACACTAGCCCAACCGAAGAAGAAAGATCATCACTGGTTGCTATTTCAGAAGATGACAAGAAAAAATTTAATACAAAACAACCTTTACCAGTAGGGGAAATTAACAAAAAGATCAACGGAGAAGAGCAAGAAATTGATGCTGAAAAAATTCAAAAGCCTATACATCCTATTACAGATAGATTTTTCTTGCAGGGTTTATTAGAAGATGATGCAAGAGGGGTTACTACTACATCTAGTAGGCGTAATAATCCTAATTCAGTTTTTGGAATAAGCACACCAGGTCCTTTAGATTACGGTCCAAACGGAAAACGTATGAGACGAGGTACAAAGGAAAATCCTACCGTTGAAGTTCCTGTTACTAGATTAGGTGGCACACAGTTTGTTATGGACGATGGCGATGATCGCTATATTAGAGCAACATCTCCGCAAGATGGTCCTGTAAAATATGTTGAAGCAACAGATGCAAATCCTAATGTAGGATTGCTTGACTTGCCTTATAACGAATACACAAGACTTAGAACACGTACTGGCCACCAACTGCTTTTGCATAACTCAGAAGATTTAATTTACATTGGCAACTCAAAAGGAACTGCTTGGCTTGAATTAAGTTCTAATGGTAAAATAGATATATTTGCAAACGACAGCATAAGTCTTCATTCTATGAACGATGTTAATATTAAAGCAGATAGAGATATCAACATGGAAGCAGGACGTAATGTAAACGTAAAAGCAACAGCTGAATATCAGTCACCTGAAAGTTTACATAACGATCCGAAGATTGAAGATTCTATCAAACAAGAAAACGGTAGAGTACAAATAGAAAGTGCTTTCAACACCAACATATTGATTGGTGCTAACGGAAAAATTGAAACTAGAATTTACAAAAATATGGAAGATGAAGATATATCCGGAGACTTGGATATCACAGTTGCTGGCAACCATAGGCATACTATCGGCGGCGACACAGATATACAAACAATTGGTAACAGATCAGACTCACAAGCCAACTATGATATACTTACAGCCGGATACAATTATCTAACATCAGGACTTAACACAGAAGTTGCATCGGGCGGAGACATCATTATGTCAGCAAGTCCTAACATACACTTTAATGGTCCAGCAGCATCGTCTGCATCACCTGCAGACTCAGCAATTACCATTACAGATTTAATTAAATACGATAACCCATTAGTGAATCCATTGAAGGACTGGGCAACCACTAAATGGCAAGACGGAACAATAGCATCTATCATGAGGCGTATTCCTATGCATGAACCGTGGTTACTGCATGAAAACCAAGCACCTCAGTTTGTTACAGCAGTAGCAACAGATAGAGAGGAGAAGCAAAATGGCTAAGTTATACAATCAGAAAACTGTATCAGTAAATCAAGCCTCTGCAGGACAGGTAGGAGCAACAACGTATGCTTACAAAGGATTCAGTTCACAGAATTCTAAAGAAAACTTTAAACTATACGACATAGATTTAGTAAAACAAGATATTATCAATCACTTTTATATTAGAAAAGGTGAAAAATTAGAAAATCCAGACTTTGGAACTATTATTTGGGATATGATCTTTGAGCAATTTACACCTGAAGTTAAGGAAATGATTGCTAAAGACGTACAAGATGTTATTAATTACGACCCAAGAATACAGGTTAACGCTGTAGGTGTAGATAGTACTGAGCAAGGAATTAGAATTGAAGCCGATGTAACGTATATTCCGTTCAATGTTAGCGAGAGAATGAAGTTTAATTTCGACAGAGAAAACTCCGTTATAAACTGAGCATATTATAAACATTGGTAAATACAGCATAGGAACTAATAATGAGCACAACGTCAAGACAAAACAACTTATTACTTAACGAAGACTGGACAAGAATCTACCAGACTTTTGCTAATGCTGATTTCAAATCTTACGATTTTGAAAATCTAAGACGTGTGATCATCACTTATCTAAGAGAAAACTATCCAGAAGATTTTAATGACTATATTGAAAGCTCAGAGTATCTAGCACTTATTGATGCTATTGCGTTTTTAGGACAAAGTTTATCCTTCCGTATTGACTTAGCAAGTAGAGAAAACTTTATTGAACTTGCTGAACGTAAAGAAAGTGTATTGCGTATTGCTAAAATGCTTAGTTATAATGCAAAGCGTAATAAGCCATCAAAAGGTTTACTTAAATTTACATCAGTTTCAACTACAGAACAGTTAGTTGATAGTAATGGTCGTAACTTAGCGAGCCAAACAGTTAAATGGAATGATCCTACTAACACAAACTGGGCAGAACAATTTATTTTAATCCTCGATGCTGCAATGTCAGACAACACAAAGTTTGGCAGAAGCCAGGGTACAGATATTATACAAAGCATTCCTACAGAACAATATAGATTTAGAACTATCGGAACTGATGTGCCAATGTTTACTTTCTCAAAATCAGTTGCAGGTAGAAATATGGTGTTTGAAATATTAAGCACAACATTCAAAGGTGCAGAAGAAATTTATGAAGAAGCACCAACACCAGGAAACCAATTAGGATTTCTTTACAGACAAGATAACAAAGGACCAGCAAGTCCTAATACAGGATTTTTTATGCACTTCAAACAAGGTTCTTTGGAGTTAGCAGACTTTACAATTGATGCACCTTCAACAAATGAGAAGGTAGCAGTTGATGCAAAAGGAATTAACCAAGACGACGTCTGGTTGTTTGAGCTTCTTGCAAACGGATCTCAAGCACAAGAGTGGACCAAGGTGTCAAGCCTTGTAGGAAACAATATTGCTTACAATAGTTTGACAGGAGATATTAGAAACATCTATGCTGTAGATACAAAAGCAAATGATATGATTGATTTAGTATTTGCTGACGGTGTCTATGGTAACTTACCTAAAGGTTCTTTTAGAACTTACTACAGAGTAAGTAATGGTTTAAGTTATACTATTTCACCTAATGAAATGAAAAACGTTAACATCACTGTTGACTATGTTAACCAAGCAGGCATTGCCCATCAATTAACAATTGGTATGGGTTTACAACAAACAGTTTCAACAGCAACACCAACTGAATCTGTTGCATCTATTAAAAAGAATGCTCCTGCAAATTATTATACACAGAATAGAATGATTACAGGTGAGGATTATAACCTTGCACCACTAACAACATCACAAAACATTTTAAAAGTAAAAGCATCAAATAGAACATCAAGTGGTTTATCACGTAACTTTGATCTTATTGATGCAAGTGGTAGATATAGTTCAATCAATGTATTTGGCACAGACGGATACATGTTTAAAGAAGAAGATGAAAAAACACTTGCATTTAAATTTACAAACAGATCAGATATTATTAATTTTATTAAACAAAAAGTAGAAGGTGTTTTTACAGGAACAGATGTTTATAATTTTTACTTTACAAAATATGATAAAATTTTATTTACAAGTGATAATATTGTTTGGAATGCATCTACAAATAATGTAAATGAAGGTACAGGTTACTTTACAAACAAAGTTGATTTGTCATTGCTTAAAGTAGGAACATATTCTACTAACAACTTAAAATATATTACAGCAGGAGCAAATGTAAAATTTATTGCTCCTACAGGACAAGCATTTAAAGAAGGACAGTTAGTAACACTAGACGAAAATGATAGTTCACAAAGAGATTTTATATGGACAAAAGTTATTAGTGTTGCAGGAGATGGTACAAACGCAGGCACTGGTGCTAATGCAAAAGGCATTGGGCCGATTGTGTTTAATGATAATGTTCCATCAGGCGCAGTTACATCAAGAATTGTTCCTAAATTTGTAACTGACTTATCAGATGCACTTGAATCGTCAATGGTTGATCAAGCGTTTGCAAATTTAAACTTTGGTTTAAGATATGATGATAAAGAATCTAGTTGGAAAATAATTCAAAATCAAAACTTAGATTTAACTTCGCCATTTAGTTTAGGTAAATCCGGTGATGTAACTAATAATAATTTAGATAGTTCTTGGATTATGGCATTTGTAAAGGATAATGATCAATACGTTGTAAGAACACGTACACTTAACTATGTGTTTGGTAGTTTAAAACAAAACAGATTTTATTTTGACAAAAGCGAAAAAGCATACAACAGTTTAACTGGTAAAGTTGAAAAAGATGTTGTAAATGTTTTAGGTATTAATAGTAAAAATGTTGGTACAGGATCTTTAGTACAAGACTATCCATTTGAAGTTGCAGACGTAATTAAGTTTGATGACGGTTATGAAAGCACAAAAGAGATTAGATTAGGCTTTAGAGACTCTGATACAGATGGTGTTATTGACAACCCAGAGTCATTTGTTAATGTTGTCGGTGAAGACCTTGATTTAAAATTCCTTTTCTTCAAAGCAGAAAAAGACGAATACGGTACAACCATTTACAATTTAGTTGATACAGCAGTAACTCCTATATTGATTATTGAAAAAGAGTCTTTGGTTAATGTAAACAATTATAATGATGGTCAGTTAATTTATTTTTATGATAGTGCAGAAAACAGAGTAAAAAGGGTTGACAGAACAACAAATACACTTGTACTAGAAAGTACATACAGAGCAAATATTGGTAGAAATAATATTAAATTCCAATACACACATTCAGCTAGTGAAGATAGAAGAATTGATCCTAGTGTAACAAACATTATTGATCTTTATATTCTAACTAGATCGTATGATACAGAATTCAGAAATTATCTAGCAGGTGCTCGTACAGAACCAACTGCACCAACAAACGATGAACTAAGAGTAACGTTTGGCACAGGCCTAAATGCTATTAAGTCAATTAGTGATGAAGTTGTTTATCATCCTGTGAAGTACAAAGTTCTGTTTGGTAGTACTGCTGATACTAAATTACAGGCTCAGTTTAAAGTTGTTAAAAATCCTACAAGAAACATTAACAATAATGATTTAAAAGTAAGAATTGTAAATGCAATGAATCAATTTTTTGATGTTAATAACTGGGACTTTGGAGATAGATTTTATCTAAGTGAACTTACAACTTACATATTAAATGTAGTTTCACCTGATATATCAAATCTTGTTATATTGCCAAGACAGACATCACAGGCATTTGGTAGCCTGTTTGAAATACAAAGCAAACCAGACGAAATTTTTGTTAGTGGTGCCACTGTTGATGACATAGAGATTGTATCTTCTATCACGGCTGCTGAAATTAATGCAGCAGGTAATTCAATAGTGAGTGACACATAATGGCTGACAACAAAAAGTTTCCTAAAAGCGAACTGCCCATTAGAAAAACCAAAGACTTATTACCTAAAGTCTTTCAAACCCCTGCCAATGATAAATTCTTATCAGGAGTACTTGATCCATTAGTACAACCAGGTGTTGTTGATAAAATTTCAGGGTATATTGGTAAGCGTTACGGAAAAACTTTTAAAGGAAGCGATGTTTATCTTGATACAGATCAAACACTAAGAAGTCGTTATCAACTTGAACCAGGTGTTACTGTTGAAGAAGATCAAAAGATTTTAAAGTTTAAAGATTACATTGATCTCAAAAGCATGGTTGAATTTTTTGGCAATGCTAATGAAAGAGATGATAAAACTACAGAGCAAGAACATTACAGTTGGAACCCTCCTATTGTATGGGACAAGTTTGTTAATTATAGAGAATACTATTGGATCCCAAGTGGCCCTCCATCTGTAGATGTTTACGGCCAAGCAGCAAATATTCAAAGCACATATAAAGTAGGAACTGGTATAAACAGTTGGATAGTTACGCCAGACAGTGTAACTAATAATCCTGATATTACTTTATACAGAGGACAAGAATATAAGTTTGAAGTTAATTCTCCTGAAGAAGGTTTTTATATTAGGAACAATTATGACACAGGTTCATTAGAATATAATCCTGCTAAAACATATTTTCCAGGTGAACTAGCAGTATTCAATAAACAACTTTGGAAATGTGTAAATGAAACTATTCCTTTAGACGGAAGCACTATTGATGTTGACTCGCAAGACTGGCAACTGGTTTCTAACGATGCAGGTTTTACATCTTTACTGTACGATGAAGGTGTAGAAAACAATGGAGTAAAAGTAGGAACGCTTACATTTAAGATTCCACAAGATGCACCAGATATTTTATACTACCAAAGTGATGTTGAGCCTAACAGACTAGGTAGATTTATTATTTCAGACATTGATACAAATACTTTCATTGATGTTGAAAAAGAAATTGAAGGTAAAAAATCATATACAACAGCAGACGGTCTTGAATTTACAAACGGACTGGTTGTAGCATTTAGAGGACAGGTACAACCATCTAAGTATGCAGAAGGACAATGGTTGGTTGAAGGCGTTGGTTCTGAAATTAGATTAATTAATTTTGCTGATTTAGTTCCACCACCATTGGATACAGACTCTCCTGATATATTATTTGACAATCAAGGATTTGATACACAGCCGTTTGATGATGCAACACAGTATCCTGGTAATAAAGACTACATCACAATTGCTAGAAACAGTAAAGATTCAAATCCATGGTCAAGATACAATCGCTGGTTTCATAGAAGTGTTTTAGAATCTGCATTTAAATATAGAAATCAGGACTTTGATTCATTAGAGTCAGCAAGAGCTAAAAGACCTATTATTGAATTCCAACCTGATATACAATTATATAATCATGGTGGTATTGCAAAACAAACTGTTGACTATGTAGATACTTTTACTGACGATGTGTTTTCTAAAATTGAAGGCTCACAAGGATATAATGTTGATGGTGAGTTCTTGTTTGAAGGAGCAAGAGTATTAATTATTGCTGACACTGATAGTTTAGCAAACAATAGAATTTATGAAGTTAAGTTTGTTAAGCATAACAATACTACACAGATCAATTTAAAAGAAACTGCTGACTCATTATCAGCGTTTAACGAAGGTGTATTGGTAAGACGTGGTAGTGTTAACTCAGGTAAAATGTATCACTATGATGGCACAACTTGGAAACTAAGTCAAGAAAAGACAAGTGCTAATCAGTCACCTAAGTTTGAATTGTATGATTCTTCAGGAATTGCATTTTCAGATCCGAATACATATCCTGTATCAAGTTTTGTAGGTAGTAATCTTTTAAGTTATAAAGTTGGCACAGGTGTTGCAGATACAGAATTAGGTTTTGCATTAAGTTATGCTAACATTGATAACGTAGGAGACATTGTTTTTGATTGGAATTTTGAAACAGAAAAATTTGTTTACACACTTCTTCAACAACAATATACTAAAAATACTAATACAGGTTACTATAAAATTAATGGCGGATATGCTAACGGCTGGATATCAACAGATAAAACTTATATACAACCTATTATTGATCAGTATACTTTTGACGGAACAGAATCAATTGCAGTATTCAATACAGTAGACTGGGAAGAACTACCAAGTGACGCTGTTATTAACTTTTATCTAAATGGCGAATACATTACTAACAGTTACACTAGAAATACAAATCAATTTACATTTGATAGAACGTTTTCTAAAAACGATGTACTGTCAGTAAAAGTAGTTGCAGCAATTAAACCCGATCAAGGTTATTATCATATTCCAGCAGGATTAGAAAAGAATCCTCTCAACGAAGAATTAAAAACATTTACATTAGGTCAAGCAACTGACCATTTAAAATCATCTCTTGAGTTTGATAAAAGAGTAGTTGGAACTATTCCAGGTGTTTCTAATCTAAGAGACTTAGATGATTATCAAAAGCATTCAACAAGATTTATGAAACACTCAGGGTTTGCAGCAGTTTCAACTTTATTAATTAATGATAAAGATGTTAACATTGTAAAATCGTTGAGATATGCTAAATCAGCATACACTATTTTTAAACAGAATATTATTAAGAAAGCAACTGAAGTTGAATTTAATGAAAACATTTCAGACTTTTTAGATACAATTATAGAAAGTATTACAAAAACTAAAACTATTGACAGTCCATTTGCTGATTCAGATATGATCGGTGCTGGAGCGTTTACAAAAGTTGATTACACAGTTGATGATCCTGGCATCAAAACATTTACCCTTACTGAAAATTTTGATTTAGAAACATTAAGCAGAAGGGCAGTTTATGTTTACCTTAACGATGTACAACTTATTGTAGGAAAAGATTACGAAGTCAACGGAGCATTAGGTTATATTTCAATATTAGGTACATTGGTTGAAGGTGACAGAATTGAGATTAGAGAATATGTGTCAACAGCATTTAGTCATGTACCGCCGACACCTACATCATTAGGACTTTATCCTAAGTATGAGCCTGTAAAATATTTAGACGATACTTACAGAGCACCTAAAAATGTAATACAAGGTCATGACGGAAGTAAGACTACTGCATATAATGATTACAGAGATGATCTACTTTTAGAATTTGAAAAACGTATTTTTAATAACATTAAACAAGAGTACGATGAAAAAATATTTGATGTACACAAAGCATTAGGTGGGTACTATGGTAATAGTACATTTACAAAAGAAGAACTTGACAATGTAATTAATCAAGAGTTCTTATCTTGGGTACAAAACACTAACTTAGGTTACACAACAAATGATTACTTTGTAGAAACAGAACCGTTTACATATACATATTCAGGTATGACTGATCCAACAGGTAAAGAAAACTTGCCTGGTTATTGGAGAGGTGTTTACAAATATTTCTACGATACAGATAGACCGCATACACATCCATGGGAAATGCTAGGATTTAGCATTAAACCAAGTTGGTGGGATTCAGAGTACGGTGTTGCTCCTTATACAAATGGTAATTTGGTATTATGGGAAGATATTGCCCAAGGTAAAATTGCTCAAGGTGATCGTGCAGGAATATATCCAAGGTATGCAAGAACAACTATTCTAAAACATATTCCATGTGATTGCGATGGTAACTTGGTTGATCCATTAACATCAGGTCTTGCAGGTAACTTCCAACTTATTAACAATAGAGGTCCTTTTAAATTAGGTGATAACGGACCAGTAGAGAATGCATGGAAAACAAGTTCTGAATATCCTTTTGCAATAACAACAGCACTTGCATTGTTAAAACCGTTTGATTATTTGGTACTAAACTTTGACAGAGCAGTTACTAAAAGAAATATTATTGGACAGTTAGTAAATGTAACATCTGATACATTTTTAAAACCAACAGACTTAAAATTTCCTGTAGCAGGAAAGAGTCAAGTTGCAGGACTTGCACTTTATATTGCTTCTTATATTAAATCAAAAGGATCGTCAGTTGCAGATGCACAGAAAAATATTGATTGTATAAATGTTAGATTAACTTCAAGGGTAAGTGGATTTGTTGACAAACAACAGCAAAAGTATTTGCTTGATAGTAAAAATCCAAGCTCAGCAAGTTCTAGCGTGTTTATACCGCCTGAGAACTATGATATTATTTTTAATATAAGTTCTCCTATTGCTTCAGTTACATATAGCGGTATCATTTTTGAAAAAACAACACAAGGTTGGGTAGTTAACGGTTATGATGATATCAATCCTTACTTTAACACATATGAAGCATTCCCACAGCAGGCTGATCCTGTTATATCAGTAGCAGGAACTTCAGAGCCTTTTACAGCATGGGAACAAGAAAAAAGATTTAATAACGGTGCTATCGTTGAGTACAGAGGTACATTTTACAGAGCAACGCAATCATTTACATCTGGAGAGACATTTGACAAAACTAATTTAGTACAGTTACCTGAACTGCCAGTTGAAAATGCTGTTACTGCTCAACAGCGCAGAAACTTTAACAGTTTCAAAGTTAAGAAAGTAAGTTACGGAACAGAGTACAACACCATACAAGATGTTGTTGACTTCTTATTAGGTTACCAAGCGTTTCTAAAAACACAAGGTTTTGACTTTGCAAACTATGACGGTACTAATCAAGTAGTACAAGATTTTACAACAGCAGCAAAAGAATTTATGTACTGGACAGTTCATAACTGGGCAGTTGGTTCTGTGTTGTCAGTAAGTCCAGGTGCATCAAGTATGGAAGTTAAACTTGCAGTTGGTGTTGCTGATAATTTACTAGATAGTTTTTATGATTACAATGTTTTGAAAGCAGACGGTTCATCATTAGATCCTAAGTTTATAAATGTTACAAGGTCGTTTCAGAACATTGCAATCAGTACAACAAATACAACTGAAGGTATCTACTTACTAAAACTAAATTATGTTCTAAAAGAGCATGTAGTTGTATTTGATGATAAAACAGTTTTCAATGATACTATCTTTGACAAAGCAACAGGGTATAGACAAGAAAGAATCAAAGCACAAGGATTTAGAACAACAGATTGGGATGGTGATTATACTAGCCCAGGCTTCTTGTTTGATAATGTTTCTTTTGAAACATGGACACCTTACTATGATTATAAATTAGGAGACATTGTTTCTTATAGAGCATACAAATATACTGCTAGAGGCAACCACACAAGTGGTGAAGAGTTTGACGATACTAATTGGACACAATTAGATTCAACTCCAGAGAAGCAACTTGTTCCTAACTTTGATTATAGAATTAACCAAATCGAAGATTATTTTGATGTATCATCAGAAGGCTTAGGAAAGAGTCAAAGAGATTTAGCAAGACATACTACAGGATATCAAAGCAGGGAATATCTAGAAAATCTATCTGAAGATCCTACTACACAATTTAAATTGTATCAAGGATTTATTAGAGAGAAAGGTACACCTAATGCAATTACTAAATTGTTTACAAAACTTGGTGATACAACTTCTACTGCCGCTGTTGATCTAAATGAAGAATGGGGATTCAAACTAGGACAACTAGGTGGTGTTGATCAGTCTGAAAGACTTGAGATTAGATTAGACACTGACAAATTTAAATTAAATCCACAGCCTGTGTTGGTTGAAGCAACAGCCCAAGACAAAGTTGATAGATATTATAGAATTGATTCAACTAATTTTGAATTTGGTCCAACTCCGTTTACAACAGAAATCAATCCAACCAGTTATGATTCTAAGCCTGTACTAACAGCAGGATATGTAGCAGTAGGACAAACAGACTTTACAGTTACAA